ACCAAGGGGAAAATGAAGTGGTGACTCAAATCATCGAAGACCCTCGAGATTACATAGGTCCGGAACCTATGGCCTTCGTGACCGACCTCGAGTCAGAGTAGTTCAATAAGGACCTATCAAGTTTGGGCAATTTTTCGTCCCCGACACAAAAATGTCATCCGTGCTTAAAGCATATGAGCGATTCACGCTCACTCAAGAACTGCAAGATCAGAGTGAGGAAGGTACAATCCCACCTACAACACTAAAACCGGTAATCAGGGTATTTATACTAACCTCTAATAACCCAGAGCTAAGATCCCGGCTTCTTCTATTCTGCCTACGGATTGTTCTCAGTAATGGTGCAAGGGATTCCCATCGCTTTGGAGCATTACTCACAATGTTTTCGCTACCATCAGCCACAATGCTCAATCATGTCAAATTAGCTGACCAGTCACCAGAAGCTGATATCGAAAGGGTAGAGATCGATGGCTTTGAGGAGGGATCATTCCGCTTAATCCCCAATGCACGTTCAGGTATGAGCCGTGGAGAGATCAATGCCTATGCTGCACTTGCAGAAGATCTACCTGACACACTAAACCATGCAACACCTTTCGTTGATTCCGAAGTCGAGGGAACTGCATGGGATGAGATTGAGACTTTCTTAGATATGTGTTACAGTGTCCTAATGCAGGCATGGATAGTGACTTGCAAGTGCATGACTGCGCCAGACCAACCTGCTGCTTCTATTGAGAAACGCCTGCAAAAATATCGTCAGCAAGGCAGGATCAACCCGAGATATCTCCTGCAACCGGAGGCTCGACGAATAATCCAGAATGTAATCCGGAAGGGAATGGTGGTCAGACATTTCCTCACCTTTGAACTGCAGCTTGCCCGAGCACAAAGCCTTGTATCAAATAGGTATTATGCTATGGTAGGGGATGTTGGAAAGTATATAGAGAATTGTGGAATGGGAGGCTTCTTTTTGACACTAAAATATGCATTAGGAACTAGATGGCCCACACTTGCTTTAGCTGCATTTTCAGGAGAGCTAACAAAGCTAAAGTCCCTCATGGCATTATACCAGACCCTTGGTGAGCAGGCCCGATATTTGGCCCTATTGGAGTCACCACATTTGATGGATTTTGCTGCAGCAAACTACCCACTGCTATATAGCTATGCTATGGGAATAGGCTATGTGTTAGATGTCAACATGAGGAACTACGCTTTCTCCAGATCATACATGAACAAGACATATTTCCAATTGGGAATGGAAACTGCAAGAAAACAACAGGGTGCAGTTGACATGAGGATGGCAGAAGATCTCGGTCTAACTCAAGCCGAACGCACCGAGATGGCAAATACACTTGCCAAATTGACCACAGCAAATCGAGGGGCAGACACCAGGGGAGGAGTCAACCCGTTCTCATCTGTCACTGGGACAACTCAGGTGCCCGCTGCAGCAACAGGTGACACACTCGAGAGTTACATGGCAGCGGATCGACTGAGGCAGAGATATGCTGATGCAGGCACCCATGATGATGAGATGCCACCATTGGAAGAGGAGGAAGAGGACGACACATCTGCAGGTCCACGCACTGGACCAACTCTTGAACAAGTGGCCTTGGACATCCAGAACGCAGCAGTTGGAGCTCCCATCCATACAGATGACCTGAATGCCGCACTGGGTGATCTTGACATCTAGACAATTCAGATCCCAATCTAAAATTGACATACCTAATTGATTAGTTAGATGGAACTACAGTGGATTCCATAAGGTTCCTGCCTACCATCGGCTTTAAAGAAAAAAATAGGCCCGGACGGGTTAGCAACAAGCGACTGCCGGTGCCAACAGCGCAATCCACAATCTACAATGGATCCCACTGATCTGAGCTTCTCCCCAGATGAGATCAATAAGCTCATAGAGACAGGCCTGAATACTGTAGAGTATTTTACTTCCCAACAAGTCACAGGAACATCCTCTCTTGGAAAGAATACAATACCACCAGGGGTCACAGGACTACTAACCAATGCTGCAGAGGCAAAGATCCAAGAGTCAACTAACCATCAGAAGGGCTCAGTTGGTGGGGGTGCAAAACCAAAGAAACCGCGACCAAAAATTGCCATTGTGCCAGCAGATGACAAAACAGTGCCCGGAAAGCCGATCCCAAACCCTCTATTAGGTCTGGACTCCACCCCGAGCACCCAAACTGTGCTTGATCTAAGTGGGAAAACATTACCATCAGGATCCTATAAGGGGGTTAAGCTTGCGAAATTTGGAAAAGAAAATCTGATGACACGGTTCATCGAGGAACCCAGAGAGAATCCTATCGCAACCAGTTCCCCCATCGATTTTAAGAGGGGCAGGGATACCGGCGGGTTCCATAGAAGGGAGTACTCAATCGGATGGGTGGGAGATGAAGTCAAGGTCACTGAGTGGTGCAATCCATCCTGTTCTCCAATCACCGCTGCAGCAAGGCGATTTGAATGCACTTGTCACCAGTGTCCAGTCACTTGCTCTGAATGTGAACGAGATACTTAATACAGTGAGAAATTTGGACTCTCGGATGAATCAACTGGAGACAAAAGTAGATCGCATTCTCTCATCTCAGTCTCTAATCCAGACCATCAAGAATGACATAGTTGGACTTAAAGCAGGGATGGCTACTTTAGAAGGAATGATTACAACTGTGAAAATCATGGACCCGGGAGTTCCCAGTAATGTTACTGTGGAAGATGTACGCAAGACACTAAGTAACCATGCTGTTGTTGTGCCAGAATCATTCAATGATAGTTTCTTGACTCAATCTGAAGATGTAATTTCACTTGATGAGTTGGCTCGACCAACTGCAACAAGTGTTAAGAAGATTGTCAGGAAGGTTCCTCCTCAGAAGGATCTGACTGGATTGAAGATTACACTAGAGCAATTGGCAAAGGATTGCATCAGCAAACCGAAGATGAGGGAAGAGTATCTCCTCAAAATCAACCAGGCTTCCAGTGAGGCTCAGCTAATTGACCTCAAGAAAGCAATCATCCGCAGTGCAATTTGATCAAGAAACACCCAATTACACTACACTGGTATGACACTGTACTAACCCTGAGGGTTTTAGAAAAAACGATTAACGATAAATAAGCCCGAACACTACACACTACCTGAGGCAGCCATGCCATCCATCAGCATTCCCGCAGACCCCACCAATCCACGTCAATCAATAAAAGCGTTCCCAATTGTGATCAACAGTGATGGGGGTGAGAAAGGCCGCTTGGTTAAACAACTACGCACAACCTACTTGAATGACCTAGATACTCATGAGCCACTGGTGACATTCATAAATACCTATGGATTCATCTACGAACAGGATCGGGGGAATACCATTGTCGGAGAGGATCAACTTGGGAAGAAAAGAGAGGCTGTGACCGCTGCAATGGTTACCCTTGGATGTGGGCCTAATCTACCATCATTAGGGAATGTCCTGGGACAACTGAGGGAATTCCAGGTCACTGTTAGGAAGACATCCAGCAAAGCGGAAGAGATGGTCTTTGAAATTGTTAAGTATCCGAGAATATTTCGGGGTCATACATTAATCCAGAAAGGACTAGTCTGTGTCTCCGCAGAAAAATTTGTTAAGTCACCAGGGAAAATACAATCTGGAATGGACTATCTCTTCATTCCGACATTTCTGTCAGTGACTTACTGTCCAGCTGCAATCAAATTTCAGGTACCTGGCCCCATGTTGAAAATGAGATCAAGATACACTCAGAGCTTACAACTTGAACTAATGATAAGAATCCTGTGTAAGCCCGATTCGCCACTTATGAAGGTCCATACCCCTGACAAGGAGGGAAGAGGATGTCTTGTATCAGTATGGCTGCATGTATGCAACATCTTCAAATCAGGAAACAAGAATGGCAGTGAGTGGCAGGAATACTGGATGAGAAAGTGTGCTAACATGCAACTTGAAGTGTCGATTGCAGATATGTGGGGACCAACTATCATAATTCATGCCAGAGGTCACATTCCCAAAAGTGCTAAGTTGTTTTTTGGAAAGGGTGGATGGAGCTGCCATCCACTTCACGAAGTTGTTCCAAGTGTCACTAAAACACTATGGTCCGTGGGCTGTGAGATTACAAAGGCGAAGGCAATAATACAAGAGAGTAGCATCTCTCTTCTCGTGGAGACTACTGACATCATAAGTCCAAAAGTCAAAATTTCATCTAAGCATCGCCGCTTTGTGAAATCAAATTGGGGTCTGTTCAAGAAAACTAAATCACTGCCTAACCTGACGGAGCTGGAATGACTGACCTCTAATCGAGACTACACCGCCGCAAACTATAGGTGGGTGGTACCTCAGTGATTAATCTTGTAAGCACTGATCGTAGGCTACAACACACTAATATTATCCAGATTAGAGAGCTTAATTAGCTCTGTATTAATAATAACACTACTATTCCAATAACTGGAATCACCAGCTTGATTTATCTCCAAAATGATTCAAAGAAAACAAATCATATTAAGACTATCCTAAGCACGAACCCATATCGTCCTTCAAATCATGGGTACTATAATTCAATTTCTGGTGGTCTCCTGTCTATTGGCAGGAGCAGGCAGCCTTGATCCAGCAGCCCTCATGCAAATCGGTGTCATTCCAACAAATGTCCGGCAACTTATGTATTATACTGAGGCCTCATCAGCATTCATTGTTGTGAAGTTAATGCCTACAATTGACTCGCCGATTAGTGGATGTAATATAACATCAATTTCAAGCTATAATGCAACAGTGACAAAACTCCTACAGCCGATCGGTGAGAATTTGGAGACGATTAGGAACCAGTTGATTCCAACTCGGAGGAGACGCCGGTTTGCAGGGGTGGTGATTGGATTAGCTGCATTAGGAGTAGCTACTGCCGCACAGGTCACTGCCGCAGTGGCACTAGTAAAGGCAAATGAAAATGCTGCGGCTATACTCAATCTCAAAAATGCAATCCAAAAAACAAATGCAGCAGTTGCAGATGTGGTCCAGGCCACACAATCACTAGGAACGGCAGTTCAAGCAGTTCAAGATCACATAAACAGTGTGGTAAGTCCAGCAATTACAGCAGCCAATTGTAAGGCCCAAGATGCTATCATTGGCTCAATCCTCAATCTCTATTTGACCGAGTTGACAACCATCTTCCACAATCAAATTACAAACCCTGCATTGAGTCCCATTACAATTCAAGCTTTAAGGATCCTACTGGGGAGTACCTTGCCGACTGTGGTCGAAAAATCTTTCAATACCCAGATAAGTGCAGCTGAGCTTCTCTCATCAGGGTTATTGACAGGCCAGATTGTGGGATTAGATTTGACCTATATGCAGATGGTCATAAAAATTGAGCTGCCAACTTTAACTGTACAACCTGCAACCCAGATCATAGATCTGGCCACCATTTCTGCATTCATTAACAATCAAGAAGTCATGGCCCAATTACCAACACGTGTTATGGTGACTGGCAGCTTGATCCAAGCCTATCCCGCATCGCAATGCACCATTACACCCAACACTGTGTACTGTAGGTATAATGATGCCCAAGTACTCTCAGATGATACTATGGCTTGCCTCCAAGGTAACTTGACAAGATGCACCTTCTCTCCAGTGGTTGGGAGCTTTCTCACTCGATTCGTGCTGTTCGATGGAATAGTTTATGCAAATTGCAGGTCGATGTTGTGCAAGTGCATGCAACCTGCTGCTGTGATCCTACAGCCGAGTTCATCCCCTGTAACTGTCATTGACATGTACAAATGTGTGAGTCTGCAGCTTGACAATCTCAGATTCACCATCACTCAATTGGCCAATGTAACCTACAATAGCACCATCAAGCTTGAATCATCCCAGATCTTGTCTATTGATCCGTTGGATATATCCCAAAATCTAGCTGCGGTGAATAAGAGTCTAAGTGATGCACTACAACACTTAGCACAAAGTGACACATATCTTTCTGCAATCACATCAGCTACGACTACAAGTGTATTATCCATAATAGCAATCTGTCTTGGATCGTTAGGTTTAATATTAATAATCTTGCTCAGTGTAGTTGTGTGGAAGTTATTGACCATTGTCGTTGCTAATCGAAATAGAATGGAGAATTTTGTTTATCATAAATAAGCATTCCACCACTCACGATCTGATCTCAGTGAGAAAAATCAACCTGCAACTCTTGGAACAAGATAAGACAGTCATCCATTAGTAATTTTTAAGAAAAAAACGATAGGACCGAACCTAGTATTGAAAGAACCGTCTCGGTCAATCTAGGTAATCGAGCTGATACCGTCTCGGAAAGCTCAAATCATGCTGCCTGATCCGGAAGATCCGGAAAGCAAGAAAGCTACAAGGAGAGCAGGAAACCTAATTATCTGCTTCCTATTCATCTTCTTTCTGTTTGTAACCTTCATTGTTCCAACTCTAAGACACTTGCTGTCCTAACACCTGCTATAGGCTATCCACTGCATCATCTCTCCTGCCATACTTCCTACTCACATCATATCTATTTTAAAGAAAAAATAGGCCCGAACACTAATCGTGCCGGCAGTGCCACTGCACACACAACACTACACATACAATACACTACAATGGTTGCAGAAGATGCCCCTGTTAGGGCCACTTGCCGAGTATTATTTCGAACAACAACTTTAATCTTTCTATGCACACTACTAGCATTAAGCATCTCTATCCTTTATGAGAGTTTAATAACCCAAAAGCAAATCATGAGCCAAGCAGGCTCAACTGGATCTAATTCTGGATTAGGAAGTATCACTGATCTTCTTAATAATATTCTCTCTGTCGCAAATCAGATTATATATAACTCTGCAGTCGCTCTACCTCTACAATTGGACACTCTTGAATCAACACTCCTTACAGCCATTAAGTCTCTTCAAACCAGTGACAAGCTAGAACAGAACTGCTCGTGGAGTGCTGCACTGATTAATGATAATAGATACATTAATGGCATCAATCAGTTCTATTTTTCAATTGCTGAGGGTCGCAATCTGACACTTGGCCCACTTCTTAATATGCCTAGTTTCATTCCAACTGCCACGACACCAGAGGGCTGCACCAGGATCCCATCATTCTCGCTCACTAAGACACACTGGTGTTATACACACAATGTTATCCTGAATGGATGCCAGGATCATGTATCCTCAAATCAATTTGTTTCCATGGGAATCATTGAACCCACTTCTGCCGGGTTTCCATTCTTTCGAACCCTAAAGACTCTATATCTCAGCGATGGGGTCAATCGTAAGAGCTGCTCTATCAGTACAGTTCCGGGGGGTTGTATGATGTACTGTTTTGTTTCTACTCAACCAGAGAGGGATGACTACTTTTCTGCCGCTCCTCCAGAACAACGAATTATTATAATGTACTATAATGATACAATCGTGGAGCGCATAATTAATCCACCCGGGGTACTAGATGTATGGGCAACATTGAACCCAGGAACAGGAAGCGGGGTATATTATTTAGGTTGGGTGCTCTTTCCAATATATGGCGGCGTGATTAAAGGTACGAGTTTATGGAATAATCAAGCAAATAAATACTTTATCCCCCAGATGGTTGCTGCTCTCTGCTCACAAAACCAGGCAACTCAAGTCCAAAATGCTAAGTCATCATACTATAGCAGCTGGTTTGGCAATCGAATGATTCAGTCTGGGATCCTGGCATGTCCTCTTCGACAGGATCTAACCAATGAGTGTTTAGTTCTGCCCTTTTCTAATGATCAGGTGCTTATGGGTGCTGAAGGGAGATTATACATGTATGGTGACTCGGTGTATTACTATCAAAGAAGCAATAGTTGGTGGCCTATGACCATGCTGTATAAGGTAACCATAACATTCACTAATGGTCAGCCATCTGCTATATCAGCTCAGAATGTGCCCACACAGCAGGTCCCTAGACCTGGGACAGGAGACTGCTCTGCAACCAATAGATGTCCCGGTTTTTGCTTGACAGGAGTGTATGCCGATGCCTGGTTACTGACCAACCCTTCGTCTACCAGTACATTTGGATCAGAAGCAACCTTCACTGGTTCTTATCTCAACACAGCAACTCAGCGTATCAATCCGACGATGTATATCGCGAACAACACACAGATCATAAGCTCACAGCAATTTGGATCAAGCGGTCAAGAAGCAGCATATGGCCACACAACCTGTTTTAGGGACACAGGCTCTGTTATGGTATACTGTATCTATATTATTGAATTGTCCTCATCTCTCTTAGGACAATTTCAGATTGTCCCATTTATCCGTCAGGTGACACTATCCTAAAGGCAGAAGCCTTCAGGTCTGACCCAGCCAATCAAAGCATTATACCAGACCATGGAATGCATACCAAACATTATTGACACTAATGACACACAAAATTGGTTTTAAGAAAAACCAAGAGAACAATAGGCCAGAATGGCTGGGTCTCGGGAGATATTACTCCCTGAAGTCCATCTCAATTCACCAATTGTAAAGCATAAGCTATACTATTACATTCTACTTGGAAACCTCCCAAATGAGATCGACCTTGACGATTTAGGTCCATTACATAATCAAAATTGGAATCAGATAGCACATGAAGAGTCTAACTTAGCTCAACGCTTGGTAAATGTAAGAAATTTTCTAATTACCCACATCCCTGATCTTAGAAAGGGCCATTGGCAAGAGTATGTCAATGTAATACTGTGGCCGCGAATTCTTCCCTTGATCCCGGATTTTAAAATCAATGACCAATTGCCTCTGCTCAAAAATTGGGACAAGTTAGTTAAAGAATCATGTTCAGTAATCAATGCAGGTACTTCCCAGTGCATTCAGAATCTCAGCTATGGACTGACAGGTCGTGGGAACCTCTTTACACGATCACGTGAACTCTCTGGTGACCGCAGGGATATTGATCTTAAGACAGTTGTGGCAGCATGGCATGACTCAGACTGGAAAAGAATAAGTGATTTTTGGATTATGATCAAATTCCAGATGAGACAATTAATTGTTAGGCAAACAGATCATAATGATTCTGATTTAATCACGTATATCGAAAATAGAGAAGGCATAATCATCATAACCCCTGAACTGGTAGCATTATTTAACACTGAGAATCATACACTAACATACATGACCTTTGAAATTGTACTGATGGTTTCAGATATGTACGAAGGTCGTCACAACATTTTATCACTATGCACAGTTAGCACTTACCTGAATCCTCTGAAGAAAAGAATAACATATTTATTGAGCCTTGTAGATAACTTAGCTTTTCAGATAGGTGATGCTGTATATAACATAATTGCTTTGCTAGAATCCTTTGTATATGCACAGTTGCAAATGTCAGATCCCATCCCAGAACTCAGAGGACAATTCCATGCATTCGTATGTTCTGAGATTCTTGATGCACTAAGAGGAACTAATAGTTTCACCCAGGATGAATTAAGAACTGTGACAACTAATTTGATATCCCCATTCCAAGATCTGACCCCAGATCTTACGGCTGAATTGCTCTGTATAATGAGGCTTTGGGGACACCCCATGCTCACTGCCAGTCAAGCTGCAGGAAAGGTACGCGAGTCTATGTGTGCTGGAAAAGTATTAGACTTTCCCACCATTATGAAAACACTAGCCTTTTTCCATACTATTCTGATCAATGGATACAGGAGGAAGCATCATGGAGTATGGCCACCCTTAAACTTACCGGGTAATGCTTCAAAGGGTCTCACGGAACTTATGAATGACAATACTGAAATAAGCTATGAATTCACACTTAAGCATTGGAAGGAAGTCTCTCTTATAAAATTCAAGAAATGTTTTGATGCAGACGCAGGTGAGGAACTCAGTATATTTATGAAAGATAAGGCAATTAGTGCCCCAAAACAAGACTGGATGAGTGTGTTTAGAAGAAGCCTAATCAAACAGCGCCATCAGCATCATCAGGTCCCCCTACCAAATCCATTCAATCGACGGCTGTTGCTAAACTTTCTCGGAGATGACAAATTCGACCCGAATGTGGAGCTACAGTATGTAACATCAGGTGAGTATCTACATGATGACACGTTTTGTGCATCATATTCACTAAAAGAGAAGGAAATTAAACCTGATGGTCGAATTTTTGCAAAGTTGACTAAGAGAATGAGATCATGTCAAGTTATAGCAGAATCTCTTTTAGCGAACCATGCTGGGAAGTTAATGAAAGAGAATGGTGTTGTGATGAATCAGCTATCATTAACAAAATCACTATTAACAATGAGTCAGATTGGAATAATATCCGAGAAAGCTAGAAAGTCAACTCGAGATAACATAAATCAACCTGGTTTCCAGAATATCCAGAGAAATAAATCACATCACTCCAAGCAAGTCAATCAGCGAGATCCAAGTGATGACTTTGAATTGGCAGCATCTTTTTTAACTACTGATCTCAAAAAATATTGTTTACAATGGAGGTACCAGACAATTATCCCATTTGCTCAATCATTAAACAGAATGTATGGTTATCCTCATCTCTTTGAGTGGATTCACTTACGGCTAATGCGTAGTACACTTTACGTGGGGGATCCCTTCAACCCACCAGCAGATACCAGTCAATTTGATCTAGATAAAGTAATTAATGGAGATATCTTCATTGTATCACCCAGAGGTGGAATTGAAGGGCTGTGTCAAAAGGCTTGGACAATGATATCTATCGCTGTGATAATTCTATCTGCCACAGAGTCTGGCACACGAGTAATGAGTATGGTGCAGGGAGATAATCAAGCAATTGCTGTCACCACACGAGTACCAAGGAGCCTGCCGACTCTTGAGAAAAAGACTATTGCTTTTAGATCTTGTAATCTATTCTTTGAGAGGTTAAAATGTAATAATTTTGGATTAGGTCACCATTTGAAAGAACAAGAGACTATCATTAGTTCTCACTTCTTTGTTTATAGCAAGAGAATATTCTATCAGGGGAGGATTCTAACGCAAGCCTTAAAAAATGCTAGTAAGCTCTGCTTGACAGCTGATGTCCTAGGAGAATGCACCCAATCATCATGTTCTAATCTTGCAACTACTGTCATGAGGTTAACTGAGAATGGTGTTGAAAAAGATATCTGTTTCTACTTGAATATCTATATGACCATCAAACAGCTCTCCTATGATATCATCTTCCCTCAAGTGTCAATTCCTGGAGATCAGATCACATTAGAATACATAAATAATCCACACCTGGTATCACGATTGGCTCTTTTGCCATCCCAGTTAGGAGGTCTAAACTACCTGTCATGCAGTAGGCTGTTCAATCGAAACATAGGCGACCCGGTGGTTTCCGCAGTTGCAGATCTTAAGAGATTAATTAAATCAGGATGTATGGATTACTGGATCCTTTATAACTTATTAGGGAGAAAACCGGGAAACGGCTCATGGGCTACTTTAGCAGCTGACCCGTACTCAATCAATATAGAGTATCAATACCCTCCAACTACAGCTCTTAAGAGGCACACCCAACAAGCTCTGATGGAACTCAGTACGAATCCAATGTTACGTGGCATATTCTCTGACAATGCACAGGCAGAAGAAAATAACCTTGCTAGGTTTCTCCTGGATAGGGAGGTGATCTTTCCGCGTGTAGCTCACATCATCATTGAGCAAACCAGTGTCGGGAGGAGAAAACAGATTCAAGGATATTTGGATTCAACTAGATCGATAATGAGGAAATCACTAGAAATTAAGCCCTTATCCAATAGGAAGCTTAATGAAATACTGGATTACAACATCAATTACCTAGCTTACAATTTGGCATTACTCAAGAATGCTATTGAACCTCCGACTTATTTGAAGGCAATGACACTTGAAACATGTAGCATCGACATTGCAAGGAACCTCCGGAAGCTCTCCTGGGCCCCACTCTTGGGTGGGAGAAATCTTGAAGGATTAGAGACGCCAGATCCCATTGAAATTACTGCAGGAGCATTAATTGTTGGATCGGGCTACTGTGAACAGTGTGCTGCAGGAGACAATCGATTCACATGGTTTTTCTTGCCATCTGGTATCGAGATAGGAGGGGATCCCCGTGATAATCCTCCTATCCGTGTACCGTACATTGGCTCCAGGACTGATGAGAGGAGGGTAGCCTCAATGGCATACATCAGGGGTGCCTCGAGTAGCTTAAAAGCAGTTCTTAGACTGGCGGGAGTGTACATCTGGGCATTCGGAGATACTCTGGAGAATTGGATAGATGCACTGGATTTGTCTCACACTAGAGTTAACATCACACTTGAACAGCTGCAATCCCTCACCCCACTTCCAACCTCTGCCAATCTAACCCATCGGTTGGATGATGGCACAACTACCCTAAAGTTTACTCCTGCGAGCTCTTACACCTTTTCAAGTTTCACTCATATATCAAATGATGAGCAATACCTGACAATTAATGACAAAACTGCAGATTCAAATATAATCTACCAACAGTTAATGATCACTGGACTCGGAATCTTAGAAACATGGAATAATCCCCCAATCAATAGAACATTCGAAGAATCTACCCTACATTTGCACACTGGTGCATCATGTTGTGTCCGACCTGTGGACTCCTGCATTCTCTCAGAAGCATTAACAGTCAAGCCACATATTACAGTACCGTACAGCAATAAATTTGTATTTGATGAGGACCCGCTATCTGAATATGAAACTGCAAAACTGGAATCGTTATCATTCCAAGCCCAATTAGGCAACATTGATGCTGTAGATATGACAGGTAAATTAACATTATTGTCCCAATTCACTGCAAGGCAGATTATCAATGCAATCACTGGACTCGATGAGTCTGTCTCTCTTACTAATGATGCCATTGTTGCATCAGACTATGTCTCCAATTGGATTAGTGAATGCATGTATACCAAATTAGATGAATTATTTATGTATTGTGGGTGGGAACTACTATTGGAACTATCCTATCAAATGTATTATCTGAGGGTAGTTGGGTGGAGTAATATAGTGGATTATTCTTACATGATCTTGAGAAGAATCCCGGGTGCAGCATTAAACAATCTGGCATCTACATTAAGTCATCCAAAACTTTTCCGACGAGCTATCAACCTAGATATAGTTGCCCCCTTAAATGCTCCTCATTTTGCATCTCTGGACTACATCAAGATGAGTGTGGATGCAATACTCTGGGGCTGTAAAAGAGTCATCAATGTGCTCTCCAATGGAGGGGACTTAGAATTAGTTGTGACATCTGAAGATAGCCTTATTCTCAGTGACCGATCCATGAATCTCATTGCAAGGAAATTAACTTTATTATCACTGATTCACCATAATGGTTTGGAACTACCAAAGATTAAGGGGTTCTCTCCTGATGAGAAGTGTTTCGCTTTGACAGAATTTTTGAGGAAAGTGGTGAACTCAGGGTTGAGTTCAATAGAGAACCTATCAAATTTTATGTACAATGTGGAGAACCCACGGCTTGCAGCATTCGCCAGCAACAATTACTACCTGACCAGAAAATTATTGAATTCAATACGAGATACTGAGTCGGGTCAAGTAGCAGTCACCTCATATTATGAATCATTAGAATATATTGATAGTCTTAAGCTAACCCCACATGTGCCTGGCACCTCATGCATTGAGGATGATAGTCTATGTACAAATGATTACATAATCTGGATCATAGAGTCTAATGCAAACTTGGAGAAGTATCCAATTCCAAATAGCCCTGAGGATGATTCCAATTTCCATAACTTTAAGTTGAATGCTCCATCGCACCATACCTTACGCCCATTAGGGTTGTCATCAACTGCTTGGTATAAGGGTATAAGCTGCTGCAGGTACCTTGAGCGATTAAAGCTACCACAAGGTGATCATTTATATATTGCAGAAGGTAGTGGTGCCAGTATGACAATCATAGAATACCTATTCCCAGGAAGAAAGATATATTACAATTCTTTATTTAGTAGTGGTGACAATCCCCCACAAAGAAATTATGCACCAATGCCTACTCAGTTCATTGAGAGTGTCCCATACAAGCTCTGGCAAGCACACACAGATCAATATCCCGAGATTTTTGAGGACTTCATCCCTCTATGGAACGGAAACGCCGCCATGACTGACATAGGAATGACAGCTTGTGTAGAATTCATCATCAATCGAGTCGGCCCAAGGACTTGCAGTTTAGTACATGTAGATTTGGAATCAAGTGCAAGCTTAAATCAACAATGCCTGTCAAAGCCGATAATTAATGCTATCATCACTGCTACAACTGTTTTGTGCCCTCATGGGGTGCTTATTCTGAAATATAGTTGGTTGCCATTTACTAGATTTAGTACTTTGATCACTTTCTTATGGTGCTACTTTGAGAGAATCACTGTTCTTAGGAGCACATATTCTGATCCAGCTAATCATGAGGTTTATTTAATTTGTATCCTTGCCAACAACTTTGCATTCCAGACTGTCTCGCAGGCAACAGGAATGGCGATGACTTTAACTGATCAAGGGTTTACTTTGATATCACCTGAAAGAATAAATCAGTATTGGGATGGTCACTTGAAGCAAGAACGTATCGTAGCAGAAGCAATTGATAAGGTGGTTCTAGGAGAAAATGCTCTATTTAATTCGAGTGATAATGAATTAATTCTCAAATGTGGAGGGACACCAAATGCACGGAATCTCATCGATATCGAGCCAGTCGCAACTTTCATAGAATTTGAACAATTGATCTGCACAATGTTGACAACCCACTTGAAGGAAATAATTGATATAACAAGGTCTGGAACCCAGGATTATGAAAGTTTATTACTCACTCCTTACAATTTAGGTCTTCTTGGTAAAATCAGTACGATAGTGAGATTATTAACAGAAAGGATTCTAAATCATACTATCAGGAATTGGTTGATCCTCCCACCTTCGCTCCGGATGATCGTGAAGCAGGACTTGGAATTCGGCATATTCAGGATTACTTCCATCCTCAATTCTGATCGGTTCCTGAAGCTTTCTCCAAATAGGAAATACTTGATTGCACAATTAACTGCAGGCTACATTAGGAAATTGATTGAGGGGGATTGCAATATCGATCTAACCAGACCTATCCAAAAGCAAATCTGGAAAGCATTAGGTTGTGTAGTCTATTGTCACGATCCAATGGATCAAAGGGAGTCAACAGAGTTTATTGATATAAATATTAATGAAGAAATAGACCGCGGGATCGATGGCGAGGAAATCTAAACATATCAAGAATCAGAATTAGTTTAAGAAAAAAGAAGAGGATTAATCTTGGTTTTCCCCTTGGT